TTGTTGATACTGTTGCAGCAGTTGTCGCGTTCGTTGCATTTGTCGCGTTTGTTGCGCTGTTGGCAAAATTGACGGACTGACTGCCGATGTTCAAAGACGTAATGAACGATCCACCAGAAGCCGGGTTTGTGGCGTTTGTGGCATTTACCGCGTTCGTTGCGTTGGTGGCAAAATTAACGGACTGACTTCCGATATTCAAAGACGTAATAAACGAGCCACCAGAAGCAGGATTGGTGGCGTTTGTCGCGCTTGTCGCGCTTGTCGCTGTAGCGGCGTTGCCGCTGATGCTGATGTTCCAAGTCCCAGAGGCCCCGGTGCCGGTTGGGGACGGCACATTGGTGCCAATCACAAGGCCCAAATTGGTACGCGCTCCGGATGCGTCAGATGCTCCCGTGCCCCCGTCAGCAACCGCAAGGTCAGTGATACCCGTAATCGACCCACCTGTGATGGCGACGGCATTTGCATTCTGAATTGCCATCGTGCCCAGGCCAAGGTTGGTCCGCGCTCCGGACGCGTCAGATGCGCCCGTACCCCCATTCACTACGGCCACAATACCAGTGACATTGCCGCCCTTGACCTCATAAAAGTTCGTTCCATCAGACCAGACCAAAACCCTGTCGCCGTTGGCAATCGTAATGCCCGTGCCCGCTGCGGTGAGGGGGCTGATTGTCGTCCAGTTGAAGATCGTGGCAGCTTGGCCGCTGTTGTTCCAGATGACGTACTGCTTGGAGACGGGCGGCGCGTAAACGTTAAACGCAGCCCCGGTCGTTGTGGTCAGCCGCAGCATGGCGTAGACCGACTGATTCAGACTGGCAGTGCTGACCGGGCCGTTGTTGTACGTGAATGCCTGATTGGCCGAGGTGACGCTGACCGTCTGATACCCTGCAATGGCTGCGTCAAAGATGTACGCAAAGTTGTCGTTGGTCGTGTTGCCCCACGTACCGGCTTGGTCGCCCGATGTGATCAGTTCAACGCGGAGGCTGGGTGAGTAAGTGCTCATGTGCGGTCCTTACGAATTGTTGATATTCTGCCAGTTGGGGTTCTGACTGTCACCTATGGCGGTCCAGCCCGGTGGCTGTGGGTTGTTGATGTTCACCCATCCAGCGTTTTGCGTGTCGATGATCTTAATCCACCCGCCGACCCCGAAGGTGTCTGCAAGAGCAGCGTTCTCTGTGATTGCGGCCTGAAATGCCGCCAAGACGGTGGCAGCGTCTGCGCTTTCAAAACTCTCCAGCACAGAAAAGAAAAAGCCCTGAGCCGCCGTGTTTGCATCGTCGGCTGAAAAGTTTTCAATGACGGTCTCAAAGAACAATTGGATTAGGGTTGCCGCATCTTGCGTTGTCACCCCCTCAGTAATGGATTGGGCAAACTGCGCGGCCAGTGTGGGCACATCAGCCAGGGTGATGCCCTCTGATATGGATTGGGCAAACTGGGCCGCAACACTATTGGCGTCCGCCAGATCGACGTTTTCTTCTATGGTTTGCAGAAACGCAGATTGCTGCGTGCTGAAGTCGTCCAGCGCAAAGCCTTCTGTGCGGGCTTGCAAGAACTCAAAATACGTCTGTGCGGTGTCATCCACTAAAACGGTGTCTTCTGTTTTGGCGACAGCAAACTGCGCCGCAATTGTTTGGGCGTCTTGAATGCTTGAGTTTTCGGTGGCAGAAGCCAAAAAGCCAGCAAATGCCGCGTTGACATCAGCAGAGTTTAAATTCTCAATGACGCCGTCGTAGAAATCACCGGCTGTTGCATCCGTCTCATCTACCGTGATTGGTTCTGCTTGGCTTACAAGGTACGCTGATAGCTGTGTGCTGGCATCTTCAAGCTGAATACTTTCCACGATGGATAACACACTTACCACCCCAGCAAGGGAGGCAAATGGCGTTTGGGAAAAGCTTGAGATGCCAAACATGGTGGTTAATTAAACATCAAAAACATATTTCCGGGAGTAACAAAAATCCACCCGGTGTTGTTGCCGTTATTCACATTTCCGCTTGTTAACAAAGAGTTCCATGTGGCCCCACCTGTGGCGTTGCTGTCTTGGATCGCTAAATACTGCGCATTGACCGTACCGGACGATTTTGACAGAGTGAACCTCGACCCCGGAGTGTCGCTGTTGATTGTTATTAAGTTTCCTGCGGTGCCAGCCAGACTAAAGTTGGACACGGTTTGTGTCGTGCCAGCAGTAAAGGTCACCGTAGATGGCTGCACGGTATTGGTGATGTCGTTGAAGGTGTTGGAGCCGGTGATGGTTAACGCTCCCACACCACTTAGTCTCAGGTTGTAGTAAGTCAACCCGCCACCAACAAACGTCTTTGCCGACGAGCTTGACAAGGATATCGTGGAGGTACTTGGATTAAGAGTTAGGTTCGTTGGGTTTAATGTATCCCATACGGGTGGTGCAGAACCAGAACCAGAAATAGTCCAAGTACCACTACCCATGTTCAGGGTGCGAGTGTTGCTATTAGTTGAAGAAAAACGGGTTGCCGCTACATTAAAGTTAGCGGTATTAAAGGTGCCCTGGACAAGATTAAGTGTGCCTGACACACTTATATTAGTAGCTAGCGTAACTGTAATGCCCGAACCATCGATTGCAGTGTCGCCGATCTGTCTATTCCCATTTCCTGTAAATGTCCCGCTTGCGCGAAAAGTAGGGTCAAGTGTGGCATACGCAACGCCAGCGGTGCCCAGACTTAAATTGCCTGCTATATTCACATTAGAAGCTATTACGTCGCAGCTAGACCCTGTGAGTATAAGGTTTTTAAACCATGTGCCGCTACCACTACCATCAATCGTCAATACGCCTGTAGAGCCAGTGACTGTCAGATTTGGGGCGTTTGATGTGGTGCCGCCTGTGGTGCCGAACCGAAGAGTATTGGATGCCACCTGATTGCGAGTAAAACCGCCTGTACCAGTCAAAGTAAAGTTCGTAGCCGTTCCCATATCCAGCGAAGTGCCCGACCCCGCAAGGCTTAATGCGATGTTGCCGGTACCAAAAGCAATAGATCGAGTGTTTGAATTACTGGAGCTAAAAATACCAGTGCTCAGAGTGAAACCGGCAAGATCAAGAGTACCTTGCGTTAAGGTAACCGTAGTTGTGGTGGCGCACGTCACTGCGCCGTTAAGTGTAACAGTGATACCAGCCCCGTTGATTGTTATGGGGCCAACCGTTTTACCTGCACTTGTGAACGTACCAGACCCAACGAAGTTTGTGGTTCCAGAACTCCAAAAAGTTCCGCCAGTAACCCAAGTAAGACTACCAGCTATATTTACAGCGCCTCCGGCTGTGCCAGCAGTGCCGGTAAAACCCGTAAAATTAACATCCTTAAACCAGCTAGCGGGAATAATGTCTACGAGACCACCACCAGTACCAACGGTTAGATTCGGAGCATTGGATGCCGTCCCACCGCTTGAACTACCGAATCGAACGTCAAGCGTAGCGCTGCCATTATTTCTTACAAAAGCGCCAGTGCCAGTCCAAGTAAAATTAGTGGCATTGGGCATGTTTAGGTGCAGGGTGCCAAATGTGCGGCTTAAAAGAATATTTCCGGAACCAAAGGAAATCGCCCGAGTGTTAGAATTAGAGGAGGCAAAAGAGCCAACGGTTAAATTGAAGTTATTAAGATGAAGTGTGCCATTAGTTAATGTGACGGCGGATGCCACTTGTGTAACTAATGCAGATGCAAGAGTAACTGTTCCTCCAGATGCATTAATCGTAATCGGGCCAAATGTTTTAGCCGCGCTGGTAATCGTCGCAGTAGCGTTGATCGTAGTCGTGCCCGTGTAGGAATACGTCATTCCCGCCACAAGGGTGATACTGCCAGAAACAGTAATAGTGGCAGTTCCGGTCAATGTTCCGGTAAACCCTGTGCAGTTGATTGATTTGGCCCCGGTGTTTCCGGTGCTTATGGTGCAAGTACCTGTAGACAGGCTTGAAAAAAACACATCATCGGCAGAGGTAGGGACAGCCTCGCCGCCAGCACCGCCAGAGGTCAATGCCCATTTAGAACCAGCCGTGCCATCCCACGCGGCTGTACCACCCACCCAGTACCTGTCAGCCATGCGTTACTCCTGTGAAGCTTCGACAACGGGATTGACAACAGCCAGCCAGTTGGTCAGGCGCTCCTGCTTCATGGCCTCCAACTGCTCATCAGTCAAACCGTGGTCATCAGGCAGGTTCAAAGCATCGCAGAAAGAGCCAAACGGGGTGTCAAATTTGAAAATGATCTGCATGGCGTTTCCTTATGCTTGAGTGGTTACAGCAACAACATCCCAACGGGTGTTGGTGCTGTTGTAAATGCAGCCAACATAGAGCATCTTGCTGGCGGTCGTGGTTGTCGGCAAAGTGGTGCCAATCACGGTGTAAGTGGCATTCCAAGTGATAGCTCGGGCAGTACCGTTGTCCAAAATTCGCAGAATCAGCTTGTTGCCGTCCACTGGGGTTCCAGTTGGTGCCGCTACCGTTAGAGCTTGATCTTGCGCGGTCAGATTGTATTGATCGAACGCGGAGATATCGGGCGTCAGCGTAGCAGTTGTCGCGGCGGTGGAAGTGCGAGGGTCGATGCGTTTGTTGGTCAGCGTGGCAGTGCCATTGATGGTTGTGAAGCCACCCGTTGCGTTGGCGTTGTTGCCAAGAGCAGTGACAACACCCGTGCCGGTGGTGGTCGTAGAAGGAGCAACGCCCGCCCCTCCACCAATGACCAAAGCGTTTGCAGACAGAAGGCCAGAGCTTGCCAGAGTTCCGGTGGCCGAATAGTACAGAACGCCGCCAGAGGTTCCAGATGTCAGCCCCGTGCCGCCCGCAGCAACAGGCAGAGTGCCAGCTACAAGAGTAGATGCGCCTGTGGAGTACAGAGCGTTGTTTGCGCCTGCAAAGGTGGTCAGGCCCGTGCCACCGTAGCCGGACTGAATCGTGCCGCCCTGCCATGTGCCGTTTGAAATAACGGTTGTGCCCAAATTAAGAGCATTGGTGCCCCAAGTAACGCCTTCGGGCAAATAGCCGTGGAACTCCCATGTGCCGCCAACAGTGGCGTTTGATATGAGAACTGCGTTGGCCGCTCCACCCGTCGCAACCGTGCCAACAGTGGTGCCAGCATTGTTCTGGACAGTCAGTATTCCAGTGGCGGCGTTGTTGAACTGAAACGCAGTGGTGTCGGTCAGTGTGGTTGCATCAGGCAACCTGAATGTGTGGTTTCCAGTGCCCGTCAACAACTGATTAAAGTCTGAGGCCGCCGTCAACGTGGTCACGCCGCCAGAAGCGGTAATGTTTTGCAACCCTTGGCTCAGGCGGTTTATCGTGATGTTTTCGTTGGAGTCACGCAGAACCACGGAGTTGGCCCCGGAGGAAGATGTGACCCCCGTGCCGCCATACGCGACCCCAATGGTTGACCCCTGCCATGTGCCGCTTGACACCGTGCCCAAGGCCGACACATTGCCGCTGCCATCCAGATTAACTGATCGGCCAGACGGGTACGTCACAAAAACATTGACTGCACCAGAGAATGTTGCGGCAAGGTTTGAGTTGCTGGAGGCGTAGATCGTGGTGCGGGTCAGCGTTGGCCCGGTCGTCGAGTACGTACCAAGCCCCACCTCCCAAGTACCCGACCCATCGGTGGCGGAGTAATACGTGGTGTTGGTGTCGCCAATAACGGCGAACGATTGAAAACCCGCAACCGCTCCCGCTAGCGTGAAGCTTACAGTGGTATTCGCCGTGGCCGATTCTTGGACACGGTTCGCAAGGACCAGAGCCATTTAAGACTCCTTATCAGGAGGTTGCAGTCGTGCTGTACGTAACGCTTACAGTGTCGCCTGCGGTGGTGACTTTAGCAGTGGCAAATGCGCCCGCGCTGTACAACGTGCCTGCCGTGCTGCTTTGAGTGCTGACCGCGCCCGATCCGGTTACCAAGAAGCAGCCACCCACCGTGCCGCCCGCACCAGTGATGGTGTAGGTGATAGCCGCAGCAGCGCAAGTAGTCACATTCGACGGCGTGGTTCCAGTCGATGTAGAAGCAGTAAATACAGCCGTGCCGCGAACAGCAGAACCACCAACCGTGTAGTTGGTGAACTCCGTCCAACCAGCGTGAGATGCCATTGTGTCAGCGGCGGCAAAAGTCGGGCTAGCACCAGAAATCAGGCCCAGGAACGGGCCAACAGTGGTGTAGGTGCCAGAAGTGCGAAGCAAAGTGTCCAGCATCAACTCCTTGCCCACAGCATTGACCAAGTTGGGGAACTCGTCTTCCCACTTGATGTTGCCCTCAGCATCGCGGCAAACAACATGGTAGTGGCCTTCAACCCCAACAGACTCCTTGCCTGCTGCGCTGGTTTGCATGACCACTTCTGCATGGTCGCCAAAGTTTGAAAGTTCGTTTGCCATGATGGCTCCTTAAACAAGTCTGATGAGGGCAGATGTGCTGGTGTTGGCAGGCATCTGTACGGTGAAAGAAACGATAGACGTTTTGTCTGAGCCAAAGTCAAGAACACACACCGCACCATTGTCGCCGGGAGTGTAGATCAAAGCACCACGGGCCGTGATAACGCCAGTCCACGCAGGGGACGAGAAGTTGATGTACGTGGTGCTTCCGCTGGAAGTTTCTTGGCTTGCAACGGTGGCGGTCACCACCAAACCACCGGCAACATAATCTCCACCCGAAGCTTCACCTGTCGTGGTGTAAGCAGTGGTTGTTTGATCCAGCGTTGCCGCGTTGGTGTACAGCGCCAGATAGAACGTATCCGAGGCGAAGTTGATCGTGCCGTTGGCCAGACCAGACCGCAACGTGTTGCAGGAATAGTTGCCAGTGAAGGCCATCAAACCACCCCGTTATTCTGCGGCAGCGGGGGAGTGCGAAACTGCCCGCTGCGGTACGCATCACTGCGCTCAAGACCATCACCAAGACGCTTGGCCAGCATGAGGGCTTCCTTGTACTTTCCATCGTACAGAGACATCATGTCGGCCTCGCCCTTCATGAACGTGTACGCCTCAACCAGAGAGCCATAGAGCAACACCGAGTCAAAGTTGTCACCCAACCATGTCTGGCCATCTGCCGCCACCGTGATCGACTCGGGGTAGTAGAAGTAGTGCAACTCGATGCTGTACGCCGCATCAGGCGTTGGGCCAAGCAGGAACGACAACTCATCAGAAATGACCGCCCCAGAAACTGTCGGGCCAAACAGCGCATAGTACTTGGGGGTGGCTGTGTCATTCGGGCTTGGGTATGCCTGCCTGATGAAGTTCACATCCTTGTTCAGCAAATACTCATACGCGCCCGTGCCATCAATGACCGCCATCGAATAAACCGAGAGGAAATCATCTGGGCACGACAAGTACCTGTTGTTGATAGTCGTAGAGCCCGTGACGTTCTTTCTCAGAGATGGAAACTGAACTGAGTTGTAGATGCGCTGCTCTGCCTGTTTGACGAAGACAGGGATATTCGCCACGAACTCCGTTTCGTAGTTCTGGGTGTAGTCCTGAATTGCAGCAGACAGGGCAGCGTAGTTCATGCCATCGGACCCCTAGCCATGACGCCCTTGGTGGCGCAGCCCGTGCCACGGATTTTGATACCGCTGGTTTTCATCGGCGGGTAGTCTTGACTGCGGGTGTTGGCCACAGCCACATTGGCCTTGCGCATGGTCGTCTTGGCGGGTTCTTCACCCACCACAACCGATGCTACTTTTGTAGGTTGTTTGTACGTAGCCATCT